CTGGAAGGCCGTCAGGATGCCGCTGTGGCCGTCTCACGGGCAGCTGGCCTAGACTTCTGACACTACAGTGTCAACCCCGGTGATCCGGGGCGCCAGGCTGGGCGAAAACTGAAGGATCACCGGTCTGCCAGAACTCCTCCACCTTCGGAGAAGTTGAGTCACCCCCAGTAAAGTTCTTGAAGCCCACACTGCTCAAGACTGCCCGGGTCTTCTCAGGGTCGAACGACTTCCCGCACTGTGGGCACCAGATACCAGACCGGTGACCGGGCGGCGGCTGGTGCCCACAGCGTTGGCAGGCAGGGTCGGGTTCGTTCACTTCTTCTTCTTCTTTGCGTAAGCCTTAGCGGCAGCCCGGCCCTTCTTCGTGTAGGCAAACTGCCTGTTCCCGACCTTTGGCATGGTGACTAAATCTTCTCCACCTTCGTTACCCACTCCCGGACAGCGTTCTTCAACACGCTCAGTCCGGCGGCGGCTGCGGCCAGGCCAGCTGTCTTCAAGCTGGACGTGTCCAGGATGATCCAGCCGGCTAAGAATGTTTGGATCATGGTGGACAGGGCCCGTTCGCCCACAGCCCACCAGTTGATCTCTTTCGCTTTCACTTGGATTGTCATCCGTCTCTCAATCTGTTCTCGATTAGGTCGACCCTCGAGTCCAACTCGATGGTCTTGGAAAGGAGCTGCGTAAGCACCCGCTGGTTGCTCTCAACCACGTCGATGATCCGCTCCCCGCTGCCGTTCGGCCTCGTGTGCCGTTCGGCTTTCCTCGCACTAACCCACCCGAAGACTGACGACACCAGAGCGGCTACCAGCACGCCCAGCTCGCCGGCCAACGAGAAGTCCATCACGTCCCAACTTTCCTCAGAGTCAGGTTGGCTACCAGCCTGATCGCAGACCCGGACCTCGACGGGTCATACAGAGCGACACCAGTCAGGTCGCATGCCTCCACCTCGAACACCTCAGTGCCACCAGTCACATGCCAGTCGATGTCCTGATACTTCACCCGGGTCTGCACCAGGTTCTGCAACGCTCGGGCCCGGCGCACACCGGAACCCTCACCGTTCTCGGCCAGAGGGGCACCGTTGATGCCAGTGAGGAAGTCGCCGCAGTCGACGGGGATCCGCACCAGCGTGTCGGCCAAGCCCAGAGGGTGATACCTCGTGGACAGGAACGACAGGGGCGCCCCACCGCCTCCGCTAGCCGGCCCGGTGAAGGTCAGCTTCAACCCCAAGTCCTTGGACTGCTTACCGATCGGCACGGTGTGGGACTTCATGGCCTCCGACACCGTCCCACCGGTCAAGGCGTCGAACGACGCCCCACCATCGGTGGTGGTCGACACGGTGATCGACTCGTTGGCACCGAGTGGCGCCATGTTCAGGGACACGTCGTCCCACACCTTGAACAGGCCGGACGACCCGTCGAACAGTGACGTCTGTAACTCACCGGTGGTGATCTTGTTGGTGGCATGGGTGCGGAAGATCCCTTGGCCTCGGACAGCGAACACAGGTTGGCCCTGCCACACGTCGATGGAGGGCACGTCACCGTCACCGTCGGCGGCGTACCACTTGGCGTACCCGCCGGTAGCCAGGTTCACTGCCCCGACCCCGGCGACCGAGCCGACCATGGTCTTCCATCCGAACAGCAGCAGGTTCTCGTGGACAGCGAAGCCACCTATCTTGTGGCTGGCTGACGTGCCTACCGGGGCTATCTCAGCGACCGTGGTAGCTACCAGAGAACCGTCCTGCGAGGGGACACACTGGAGGATCAGGGCCTGTCCGGTGCTGGCTCCCTCTGGCCGGTAGGCCCGGATCCAGACGTAGCCACCTCCGGTGGCGACAGCAGCAGGGATCATGCCGGCCGGCATCTCCAACGCCTCGAACGGCGCATGGAACTCGTCCTCCGTGTTGAGCCCCAGCGGCCAGGCGTACACCGAACCGGTGCCTCCTTGGTAGCCGCCGAAGTAGAAGTGCCCGGCGGCGGTCCCGCCGAGGGTGATCGTCGTCCCGGCCGGCAGGGTCAGGTGCCCGGCTGATTTCTCCTCCGCACCAGCGTCAGTGAGGGTGGTGAACCGGTTGGGTGTCGTCCCGGTGCTGGCTACAGCGGCGCAGATCCGGCCGGCCGCCCACTGGACCTCGTAGGCGTCCTGCGTCGACCAGGCCGCCGGGTTGTCGGAGTCGAGGCCACGGTAGATGTCCGTCTTGTTGCAGGCATACCAATATTGGCCGTCTGTGGTGAGGTCCTCCATGGCGTTACCGGACGAAGCCACAGACACCGTGTCGAGCGACGAGTCGTCGAAGCCGTCGCACTTCTTCAGCTCCCGAACGTCGGACAGGAAGTAGAGGTTCCGACCAACTACCACCATCTTCATGGCGGCGTAGGTTTCAGCCTCCTCCTCTACGGTGACCGGGAGGAGCTTGATGATCCCCTCCTCGGTGAACGGATCCAACCCGGAAGACGTCCGGTACGCCGACGCTGTGGACTGCGACCGGTGGAGGTACTTCTGGCCGGCGCCCGTCTCCCAAGTGTCAGCAGCAGCGAAGCTGTACCTCTCGATCGCCTCAGAGAACGGAGTGTCCGAGGTGGCTAGACGGTCAGGGTCCAACGGCACGGTCTGCCGCCGGTACTCCAAGCCCTTGTCCGGGTGGTTGGCGAGCATGTAACCCACGCCGTTGATGCCCACCTCGTAGAGGCGGCCCACCCGTGTCTCGTCAGCGAAAGCGTGGACGTCCTCGTACTCGACGTCGACAGTGAGTACGTCCTCGGCGCCCATCAGCTGCTCCTCACCCCGTAGTTGTTCTTCAACTGGAGCCGGAACTCGTAGGTCATGCCGTGGTCGAACGTGAACGGGATCTCATAGGTGGTGCCAGCCCCGGCGGTCCACCCTGAATCATGCAGCTGGATGGCCGTTCCCTGATCCAACACACGGACCCGGTAGAAAGACTGGGTGTTACCCCCGTCGGAAAATGTCCATGTAAGGGTGATGTTCGTTGCTTGGGTGATCGTCATCCTGGCATCAGCCGGGACGGTCACCCCCTCGACGGTAGCCATAGCCGCCTGAGGGTTACCCCACGCATAGGTGGCGTTGGCTGACGCTGCCGGGGAGATGGTCCCCGCCTCGTCCCGGGTGTGAACCACCCACTTGTTGGTGGCTGCCACAGGGATGCCAGCGTCGTCGATGTCGACCGTGTACGAAGTGCCGGCGCCGGCCAGCCACCCGGAGTCATGGTAGGTGGTGGTCCCGCCAGTGTTCTGGGCTCGCACCCGGTACTCCGCTTGGGCTCGGCCCTGAGGCTGAGAGTACGACCAAGTGACCGTCGAGTTGGCCGACGTGTTCGCCGACGTCGTCGCAGCCACACCTGTTATGACAGGCGGGTCTTTGGTCAGCCCGGACTCGCCGCCAAGGGCGGTCGTGCCAATCGGCGACACGGCCACGGCCGGCATTACTCGTCCTTGTACTCGGTGACGAACTCCCCGTCGTCATCGCACAGCACGGCCACACCCTCGTCGTGCCGTTCAGAGATCACGATCCAGTTGACGGTAGCGTTCGGCGCCCCGTCCCATATCTGAAGCTCGTCCTCGTTGATGAGCCAACAGACGGTCGACCCGCCCGGGCAGGCCACGATCGACCAAGGGTTCTTCGACAGGGCACGCCAAGTGCCCGCCGTCATCCGGGAATGCTCGTCAATGTTGACGTTCCCGACGCCGAACTCGTCGAGCCTCAGGGTGCCCCGGTAGATCAGGTCAGCCCGAGGGGCCTCCACGAAGGAGTGCCGCAACCGGACCGGGTCGCCGAGCACCGGGTGCTCGATGTCGAACGTCCCGCTGGTCTTCGCCAGCGCACCGACGATCGTCACACCGGTGGCCGTGGCAGTGAGCCTGGTGGCGTTGTCGGTCTTGAGGATCACCGACGAGTTGCCGGCCACCTCGTTGTTCTTGTCAGCCTCGATGACGATCGACCCGTCGGAGTCGTTCGCCCGGACGTAACAGTCAGCGTTCGTGGACGTGTTCTCCAGGTGGATCGTCGGATCCGAATGGCGGATGTGGAGAGCCTCGCCGGGCCAACCGGAGTCAGTCCCAGCGTCTCGTATCCCCAACCGTTCGTTCGTGTGGTCGTACTTCAGCTTGTCGGTGGTGATGAGGAACTCGTTGTAGATAGCAGCCGTGATAGCGGCGACTATGCGGCGGCCGGCGTCCCAGTTCTGAGCCGACGTGGACTCCTGGGACCTGACAATCGTCAAGGTGTAAGGGTTGGAAGACCCGCTGATCGCCGTGACCTTGATGATCTCCGGGGCGTCACCCTCGACAGCGTCCGGGTCGATGGTCATCATCATGTAGTTGGTGGCCGACAGACCAGTCGGCACGGTGAAGTCCGTGTCGAAGTTCACCGTCGTCGACAGCTCTCCGCTGCCAAGGGCCGCATCTAACGTGCCCTTGACCAAGTTGGTGAACTTACGGGTAAGACTCATGGTTCTCCTACAGAAGGTTCGGGACCTTGCGGAACGGCCGGTACTTCGGGAGGTTCTGCATCTTCTTGGCCTCGTCTACCCGCCGGTAAACCTCGCCCCACAGCTCCCTAGCCCACCGCAGGTTCACGCCCTGCCGTTGTGCTGCCTCCTGATTCCACTCCTCGATCTTGCTCACGTCGTTTCTGGACACTTCCCGTCGGGTCGTCGCATAAGCGGCAGCCCATAAGGCCGGGATGTCTTCAGAACCAAGCGGCAGGGCGACAGTGTCGTCCTCTGTCCCCCCCGTGAACGTGTACGGGACCTGGTACACGACGAGCATCGTGTCGTTATTCTCCACCGACGTCGGCACCCGGAGGGCCTTCCCCGTGGAG